AGATGTACCAAGCAGTTCCGTCATATAGATATAAGTCATCTGTATCAGTTGCTTGTTCGATTGTGTAAGCAGTAGGTGTTGATGCTAATATAGTAGCTTCCGTATTGGTAGCTGTGATGATAACAGGATCAGTCACATCGTTATTGTAGATGTACCAAGCACTACCATCGTAGATGTAGTAATAACCTGTGTCCGTTCCTAGAGCGATATTAACTTCTCCGCTTGGATTGAATGGTGTGCTTGCTAAGATGTTCGCTTCGGTGTCTCGTGTGGTTACATTGAATAGATCAACAGCACTCAAGAATGTACCGCTGATGCTTGCTTGTATAAAGTTCGGACCATCAAGAGTAACTCCACTCACCCCACTTGATACGGTAGCTGGGTTGGTAAGATTAAATGTAATAACAGTATCGGAACCTGTGCTTAATGTCTGACCTGTATCTACTGTAAGTACAAGCGTACCTGTTGACTGTGTCCAAGAACCGATACCACCAAATACAGATGCTCCCGCCCCGCTTAAAGTTAAGGAACCGTCTGCTGTTTGTGATCCTGTTAATCCAGCAAGTGTGATTGAATCTCCAGCGTCTATGTCTCTACTTGGTTGAACAGTAAAGGTAATCGTGTTCTCAGCACCTTTTACATTGTTTCCGTTTACCAGCGTAGCTGTATCAAAGGTTCCCGGCGGTACAGTAGGACTGGCGATAACACCTAACCCAAATGTAGGAAGTACGAACATCTCTTAAGAAGCGGTGTCTCCGGCTAAGATGTAAGTGTCGGTATCGTAAGCAACAATGCTAGCTACTCCGTACTGACCGTTGATCTTTGTGTGAGACTGTCTGTTGTTTACTGTTGCTGTACCTGCGAACGATACTTGACCCGCTCCCTTTTGTATGAAGCTACAATTAAAGGAGGCTGGTAACCCGGTATCTACATTGAGAGTCATAGCTGTAGCCCCGTTATCTAAGGCTAATACTTTACCGTTGTCTGAGTCTAATAGTGTATAAGCATTTGCTGTGATCGTTGGGGTCTCTACTTTTGCCGCAAATCCAAATATCGCATTATCATCAAAGTCAAAGTCTCCAAGTTCTCCCGCAGTTACTCCTGTTATGAATCCGCTATCGTTGGTGAGCGTGGAGATGTTGTCTGCTGGTTGAGTAGCACTATCTGCTAATGTGCCTTGAGCCGCAGTTGCGTAGTCAGTTGATGCGGTAGTGGCGGCTGTGCCTAGACCACTTACACTTGTGTTGGGCAGTAAGCCTGTAACATCTGTGGACAGATCGATCGCCCCCAAAGAAATAGTTTGCCCTGTTAAACTCAAATAATCGTGCAGAGCAGTATCTAAGGTAACATCGGTGGAGTTATCTGTACCAGCGGCATCCACATCAAGCGTAGTGCGAGCGGTTGCGGCATCGGCATCGTCCACAAGGGTAGCTCCAAATAATGAGATGCCGTGGGCCTGAGTTAGCGACTCGTGATTACCCAGGCTGACCTGAGTGGCCCGTAGGTTGATCAATGAGGTGAGTGATGACTCGGTTGAGCCTAGGCTGGCTTGAGTAGCCAAGTGATCGGTAAGATCACCAAAAGTAACTCCTTTAGTGGTTCCTTGAGGTGATCCTGTAAGGTCATCTACATCGGTGATCGGTAAAATGTCTCCCGTTGCTGGAGTGACCCCAAGGTTAGTTAGTGCTGAAATTTTCTTATTCATTTATTTCCTGTTAATCGAATGCTAAGTATTGCCCCGCTTCCACGAGCAGAAAGTCCTCCGCCTCGGTTTGGATAACCCCGTCAGGGCCACTTGCAATGGGACCAATGATGCTGTCGGCATCTACCTCCCCGATGGAGAGTCTAAGTCCTAAATCCGGCATTATGCTTTATATAAAAGTGCGGCTCCGCTCGAAAGAGTTAGGGAAGTAAAGGGAACATAGATCACTTGGCCTGCCCCAAAAGATGTGGCATCAGCGATCAAGCCTGCCGAGTTATCCATTACGCTAGTGAGTGCGGATATTACTGAAGCCTCAGTAAATTGGACTGCTATGAAGTCACCTGCATGGGCGACTGTGTCGTTAATATAGACGCATCCATTAGCGCCCATCGAATTGTTTACATTTATTGATGCGATTCCCATGATATTAAGTGGTTGAAAGTATTGATACCCCAAAGCTGTAGCTCGGGTATGTGTTTACGGTTATTTTGTTTTGTGATTGTAGGCGTTCTGCCCGATCTATTTCTAAAAATAAATATTCCTCTGCCCTATTTTCCTCACGCATGGCGGCCTCTGTTTGGCCATCGCCCCGCAAGAAGTCGCTAAGGCACCCGGCTGTTAGGTAGTTGCTTAGAAATTCAGGAATATTTGGCTCATCAGGACTGTCAGACCCATAGGTTGGTCGAACTGCTGTGCCGAGTATAAATACGGAGGTTAATGAACTATCCGCAGGTAGAATCAAGTAACCATCGACTAGTTTGAAATCCAGTAAGATAGCATTGCGATCCGTGTATGGGTTTTTTGTCCATACCTGGTGAATTTCCATCACATCCAAATCGTTATCGATCCGTACTGCTTTATCTGCGGCAGGGTTGGATGTGGCGGCTACATTCTTTTGGGTAATTTTTAATAGTTCAGGCCATTGACAACGATGCCATGCAGTCTGCGCCCGACTATTTATTGCCTCCTTAAAAAAGAACTCATCCACACTTGTCAAAGTCGGCAAGCCTGCCGCCATTTGAAAGCGTTTTTTTAAGGAGTCAAATGTTGTGGTTCTTGCCATTATTGAACATTAGCGATACCTGCCTGAATAGGAGATCCACCCGCCTGTATATTATGCCTGCGGAACTGGCTAGGTGCGCGGTATTGCAGAACATCATTACGGAACTGTCTGCCTTGTTCGCGGACCAGGTCGATCTCTTGGATCAATAATGCTTCTGCATTTTGCTCTTCCACGGTAGCTTTTTCTGTTTGGCCATCCCCTCGAAGAAAGTCGGCATAAGCACCTTGGACCATATACTCAAAAAAGATATTGGGTATATTTTGCTCGTCTCCAGCTTCATCACCATAGTATCCGCTGGTGGCTGATCCTGAGTTTATTTCACCACGCAAATCTTTTCGATAAGTAATAAATACATTTACTGCATTTAGAGCAGTAGGTTCGATAATTTTAACGCTCGGATACCCCCCCGAGTCTAGTTCTGTAAAAAATGTATACTCGTCAGGATAACGGGTATTAGCAGGGTCTTCTTTATGAATGCGAAATACGACATTTGCATCGTTAGCTAACTTATTGGACGCTCCGTATACTCGTAAACGATTAGCGTCTGAGGTTACCACTCCAACCGATTCACCAATTACGGTGAACTGTGGCCAAGGATAACGCTCATGGGCTAGTCTTGCCCTTCGATTTACTAAATCACGAAGGAAACCAGCGTCTGTTGTTTGAAGAGATTCTAAACCAGCTAGTGCCTGAAACCTAGATTTTAGCTGGCTGTATGTTGCGGTTGCGTAATTTGCCATGATTTAATATTTTAGTGTTTTACTACTGTCTCGGGGTTGGATTTTTCAAAGTCCTTGGTGAACTGCTTATCACCCCAGCATCCAGGTCTTTCCTGTTGGTGCCTCATATAAGTGGTTAAATCAGTCACCCGAGCTAAACGAAAGTCGCCCTTGCCCCCCTCGAGGGATTTAGCCGACTTCCTAGCCTGCTCCTGGCGAGCTTCATAGTTTTTCTTTTCATACATAGCGGCTCTTTCAGTTTCTTTACGAAGATAGTATGCTATCTCCTGTTCAGAACTGCTACTCCGCTTGCCCCCCTTTACGATGATATTAAGACTCATTTTATAGAAAGAAAAAAGGGAGCCGGCCTACCCCTAAACCGGCTCCCCTGAATGAACACATGAAAACAAACAACTACTAATTGTCTGATATGAATGATTAAACGATAGACCCCAAGGAGCGTGGGTTAGCTACACGAAGTGTGAGCATTGTTTCACAGATCGAACGCTTTCCAGCACCATTGTCAGGAAGATCCATAACGGAAATACCCTCAAGGAATTTTAAGGAAACGCTGTCATCATCAGGAAGAAGATAAGCACGATTTCCGTTAAGTACGCCTTCAGCAGTATTTGGGCTAAGTGTGATCTTTCCGCCGGATACATATGCACCATCACCAGCTACTCCCGACAACTCGAAAGTGTCAGCAGTTTTGTTGGCTACTGTGTGAGTACCGTTAGCGGCGTTGTTTCCAAGCACTCCGCTAATAGTTACAGAATCTCCGTCTGAAAAACCATGACCAGCAGAAGTGATTACGATTGGGTTAGCATTCGTTGCATCGGTTACTGCTTTACTGATTTGACGACCGCCGTGAAGCATAGGAATGATATCGATGCTTCCAAAATCTGAAACATAAGAAAGAACGCTTCTGATTAAGGTTTTTCCGCTAACATCCTGGGTGAACTGGAAGTTTCCATTAGAAACAGTAGAGCGGGTGTAATCGGTGATCTTGTTCATCACGGCTGGGCCGGCAAACAATTTATAGGAACCTTTGGCTCCACTCGCTTCGTATACTGCCTGAAGCAATCCACGAAGAGCAGACTCGGTAAGACTCGCAAAGTTTACACGAGATCCACTTACAGAGCGAAAGCCTTGTTTTAAGGAAGTGTCGAATGTGTTACCTACAAAAGCAGGATCACTCCATACGCCGAGGCCACACATGGTAGCACCAGCAGAAGAAGAACCAGCGGACTGGTCATTACCTGATCCAATAGCAGTCTCGATTGAGCGCTTGAGTTGGATAAGGGACTTTGCTTTGGCTGAGTTGTAGAGACCATTTTGACCATTAGGAGCGACATCGACCATCTCAGCCTGGCGGCCAATTGCGAAACGATCCTGGAGGGTTTGAACCCGGTTACCAAGACGAGCGCGGGACTCGATGAGGTTCGACATATCATTAAGAGTGTAATCGATTCCATCCGCGTTTCCTGCGATGCTTGGGTCGTTAAGGGAGTCCACTAACCACTCGTTTAAAGTTGCCTTGGGAGCAGATGATTGTGGGAGAAATGAAAACAAGGGCGTTTCAGTAGGCTCGACAGTTTTTAGAAGATTTTCTAAATTTTCGCGAGCGCCTTGGTTTGCATTTACGCTATATGAAGTTGCTATTGCCATTTTTAATAAGAGTTTTGAATTTTAATAATTAAAGTTTTAGTCGCTAAGAAATGCGGCTAAGTCATTAACCGAGAGAGTTCCTTTACGCTTAATAGAATCTTTCTGTTTCTGTTTCCGGGTTGCGGCGTTCTCCACAGGGGGAGATACATTGCCTCCATCGGTAGGAGGTGGAGCCTTGGGCTTGACCGCTTTCTTTTTTGGTGCGGTGCTTGCCTTTTGGTCGGCCTTGATCGCTTCGATACCCCTTACGAGAGTAGCGGCGATAAAGTCACCATTTGGAAGATTGTTTAGTACATGACTGTACTGCTTTTTAAGATTACCGAATAACTCCTGGCGGGTCTCTGCTAACTCACTATCTTCGTTCAACCATGAATGGGTAGTGATAGTGTCCTGTTGCCATTGCGATTTTTCAGCTAGGTATTTCTCCCGTGCTGGAATCTTCTCGGTA